GACTTTGATGCACTCGCGCTCAAAGGTTTTTTGATTGACTAAAATGACTCCATACAATACACCTTCTCTTTCTTTTTCTTCAGGTCTATTATTAAAGTAAGTTTGATTATATACTCCACTCACCACTTTAGTCCGTTATCAAGCGCATATCTACATCCTTGATAGAAGTCTCTATCTTCTTCAGATATAAAATCCCACTTATAATTTATTGAATACATCTTTTCTTCGACTAGTTCGGGATGAGTAAGATGCATTTGTTTGTTCATCATTTCTTCCAGTTCATCAAACTGTTTTGTAATTTTTGCTTTATATTCTTCTACTTTACTCATTTCATCCAATATCTTTTAACTGGTGGATTAATAGGTTTTTCTTCTGTTTCGTACTCTTTTAGTACTTCTTTACAATGAGGACACTTCAAAGGTATTTCTAATAACTCTGCTATCTTTTCTTCGTACTCAAAGTCTTTGCTCATAGTCCTTTATCAATTAGATAAAAAGCAATTATCATAAATGCTACAGAAGATATTTGAAACATTGAGCCAAGCGCTACTGTAGTTAAGACATTCTTAACTGTTTCTTCATAACTAGGCGCTTCATTTATCCACTCCTCTATTTCTTCAGGTGTTGCATCTCTTGCACCATTTCTAAAATTTAATTCAGGTTGTGTACTCATTCTGTTTGTGCTTTTCCTTGTCGAGCCATCCACTCTCTATGAGTGATTTTATTCTCCATTAATTTACGACCACGCAAAAATGCTTGTCTTGTTTCATGGTTCATTTGTTCTGATTTCGTCATTGGTTTTGTTTGTTTCTTCTGTTTGGGTGGAGTCAACCACTCTATTATTTTAATTCCCATTTGTTACAAGTTTCCTCTGAAAGCACAAATCCTATGTGCTCACTGCTTACCCTACACCATCCTTCTGATAGTTTAGGAGTAATTTGATGAACCTCTTCAAAGAATTTACACTCTCCACAAGGGGCTGCAGGCATGGGTTCGAATCGTCTAAGTTTTATTTTCTTCAAAGTTTTTTATATGTTCCACATAGTTCTCAGCTGCATCTTCTGCAAATGATTCACTATGCCCTTTGTAGGTTTCAGATTTTACAAAGCTCTCTACATCATCTATTGTTTCATAAAAATCACAACCAAAAGTTTTATCTTTATATAAAAATACTTCTGCTCTTCTTTTTACCCCTACGTAAGTATGCATATCAACACGCCCAGCTTTGTCAAGTGTTTCTTCATAAGTACACTCACAATTATGTCTCGGTTTACCACAGACTTCACATTCTATTGCTAAATACATTCTTCTATCCTCTGTATTGTACTGACCTCTATGTCAATTGTTTTATTATTATCTACGTCTATTACTATTATTTTATCAGATGTACTCTGAAATGCTTGTTTAATTGTGCATTTAATAGTGTGAGTTTTATTACTTGTAAGAGATTTAAAAGTTACTAACTTTTCTTTTTTCCATAAGGCTCTATGAACTTCTGCAAAACTCATTTAACAAGTGACTCGTATTCTGTATATCCTCCAACTTTTTCACCATCTACAATGATCTGTGGAAAAGTTCTTGCACTAGGAAAAGTTTCCATAAACTCTGGAAATTCAAAGTCGATTCCTAACTGTTTATAAGTAAACTCATGTCCTTCTCTTTCTGCTAAACCTTTTGCTTTTGTACAGAAAGGACACTGTTCTTTACCATAAATTTCTACTATCATTAATCTACTCTCGCTACTACTTGAGGAATAATTTCCCCTGCTCTAATTACTTCAACCATACACCCAATCTCAAGACCGAGATCTTCTATAATTCCAATGTTGTGTAAGGTTGCTCTTGAAACTGTTGCTCCCCCAATTTCTATAGGTTCTAATATTCCTACTGGGGAAACATTTCCTGATTTACCTACTTGCCATACTACATCAAGTAGTTTTGTTACTATACCTGTTTGTTTTGTTTTCTTTGCAAATGCGCCTCGAGGATGATGAGAAGTATATCCCAATTTTTCGAAAGCGTCATTATTAATGATTCTCCATACTTCTCCATCTTGGGGAAACATAGGATAATTACTATCAATAATTGTTTCAAATCCACACTGATTCAGAAATTCCATATCTTCAAGAAAATCTTGTGTTGGATATGGTTGTACACCATACGCAATAAAAGTTAGGTCTCTTTGCTGAAACTCATCTGAATCATGTAAACTTAGCGCACCCGCTGCATAGTTACGACTATTCTTAATCGTTGCTGGGGCTACTACTTCTCCAGTGATCTGAAGTATTTTGTGATCTACTGTAGGTATAAATTTAGGAATGAGGAATCTCATATTAGGAGTAATGTCAAGACCTTGCTTGCCGTCTCCTCGTGTTAAGGCGAGAGATAACTCACCTTGGATGTATTGTAGACTTACTGCGGCTCCATCTAATTTAGGAGTAACTGTAACAGGCTCATTTCCATAGTTTGGATGTTCTTCTATACTATATGCTTTTTGTAAAGAATACATGGGAAATGCGTGAGGGTATCTTGCATCTTTAGAATTAAGACTATGTCCCACTGCATTTACTACACCTAGTTGTTCTTCGAGTCTGTCATAAGCCTCGTCTGACATAATAGGTTTGCCATTATAGTAAGAAAAACGTGCCTGATTTAATAATGTCTCTAAATTTTTCATATGTATATTATACTAAAATTATAAGGACTTGTCAAGAATTATTTTTATGGTAGGTATATTTGATCGAGTATTTCCTTAAATTCCTGCTCAAGAATGGTTTTGCTTTCTGCTAGGGATAGTATTTCAACTAATCCTTCGAATAAATTTCTACTATTGTCAAAGTCAATAGGCATTGTTATACCTTCTTTGGTAGGTTTCCATTCTTCTTCGAAATCTAAATAATACTTTCGGAGGGAAAGATATTCGACATCACGAAAGGTAGAAACAACTAAACGAATTTGCTCGTACTCTGTTTCCTGAATTACTTTTTCGTACATTGAGGGTGCGGATAAATCAATCATTCCTAATCACTCGGTTTAAAGGTACGATACTCGTAACATTTTCAGGCACTAAAAGTCTATAGGAATCAGTATCCCAACAGAATAATAATAGTGTTCCATTACTTTCTTTTGCTCTGTTTCTTTTCTGACGAATATATTCTGTAGAAAAGTCTGCTGTGCAAACATTATATTTTAATTTTCTGGAGTTTTGACTTCTGTAAGTAATTACAGCATCTCCAACTTCTTCGAGTCTTTTCTTAAGCTCTTCTTTTTTCATTATTTCTCCAATTTAGTCTAACAAAAATTGTTTTGTATTGCTGAATTGTCGAGGTCATGAATAAAAGATGCAAAAAACCAAGACAGCCGAAACTGTCTTGGTAAACTACTATTTTTTAAACTACTTGTTTAGGTTTTCAATAACATTAGCGAAGTATACAGCTGCCTTACCAGTAAGTTTAGATACGATAGCTTCGTCAACTTCTTGACCTGCATCACCTAAAACTGAAGTAAGTTTAGCTTGAGCGTCTGATACAGAAACTCTACCGCCGCCTGTTGATGTACCACTTGTACCTTTAGCTGCTGGAGTTTTCTTTACATATACGCCTGCTTTTGTTAATATCATTCGAACCCCGTTTGGAGATTCGCCAAGGTGATCTGCAATCTCCTTAACTACTTCCATTGATGTTTCAGGGGTGGGTTCGCTATCCTGATACATTTGTACTGCTTCTGCTTTAGATTCATCTGTCCAAGCCATTCTTTTTCTCCTGTGTGTGTTGTGGATCCATGTGTTGTTCCATACGGGTTTCCAACCTGTTCGGTCGTACTGTTGCGTATAAAATCTATCACTCATGTATGTCCTTAATTAAATATAACTATATTATATCGAATTTGAAACCATCTGTCAAGAAGTATTTTTTGGTATCTAAAAAGAGTTCCTACTTTGAAAAGTACTTAATAATCATTTCAATCTTTTCTTCTGCTGAAGCGACTTTTTCTATCTGTGTCTCGATAGCCTCTACTACATCTGGATGCTCTCCAATACCAGCCGCCATCTTCTCATACACTCTAATATTTGCAAGTGCGACTGCAATTTCACCTTCTAACTTTTTGATCAGTGCTTTTAATAAATAACTCATAAGTATCCTTTCTCTTTTAGTTTGTCTTTTACCCACTCAACGCCATAATAACCTAACGCCGCCCAAATAGCTAAGTTAAGTAAAAATAAGCCTATAGTTGTAGGTAGTGTAAAAATAAATTCTATCATTTTTTATGTTTCTCCTCCCAGTCTTTGACTGCGGCTTGGATTGTTTCTTCTGCCAATACACTACAATGTAGTTTAATTGGCGGCAATTGTAAAGCTTCTGCTATATCTTTGTCTTTTATTTCTAATGCTTCGTCAAGAGTTATACCTTGTAGCATATCTACAAACATAGAAGAAGATGCAATTGCACTTCCACATCCATAAGTTTTGAACTTGACACCAAGTATACGACGACTGCCAGGATCTACTCTTAGTTGTAGTTTCATAACATCTCCACAAGCAGGCGCACCCGTCATTCCAGTTGCTACTGTTGGATCGTTAGGATCAAATCTTCCTACTGAAAATTGTTCAGGACTATTTAATACTCCTTCGAATCTATCTACTACTTCTTTTGAATATGCCATGCTAGTCGTCTAGTTCTTTGTCATAAGACTTTGGACCATCTTCTTTTAAGTGTCTATCAGACGCATAATATGAGCCTTCTTTTTCGGGATCATAGTCCCAGTGTTTATCTTTTTTATTCATTATTTGATTTTTTGTGAGCCTTTTATAAAACCTCTTGCAAATTCTTCTGTCTTGTTGGGTATTAATAAAGCTAGTACCATAAATGGTAAGAATAATGTGAATATTGTAAATACTACTAAACTAGATAGTATAGGTCTTTGTACTAATATATTTTTTTCATCTATAAGACTAATAACTTTATATGAGGGTTTCCATATTTTCCACATAGCAAGTAAAGAACCTGCTATCCAAAAACTTCCTACTATCTGTAATGTATTCATAAATATTGTTGTAAGTGTTTTAAACTTCCTAGATCGTATGCGAGTCGCGTAGCATTATGCCCTGCGTTGCGTACTAATCCGAAGTAAGGCGATTCACACTCTGCCATTTGAATTTCCCAAATATGGTACATTTTACTACCATATTTTTCTTCGTAATTTGTTTGAGTACTTGTAAGTTCTTTTTTCACTATAGCAATACAATTGCCTCGTGCTGACCACACTCTTTCACCTTCCTCAAACTCCTCTGCTACACAAGGTTCTGGAATCATAGACTCTTTTATTCCTTGATAATCAGTATCTGGTAATTTTTGTGGTACTCCCATCCGTTCAATGACGGCTTTAATAAAAGCAGGGGAACGATAAAGTGCTTTTGCAATGTCAGATACATTTGCCCCCTCTAAGTAATGTTTTACTATAGAGACTTTCTCTGCTTCGGTTACGCCCTTGCCTTTGTTTTGTGCTTTTCTTTTAGCACGAAATTCTATTGTTTCTTCGTGATCTGCTATGATCTTATTGAGACGAGTTGTATTGTATGCAATATGTAATATCTCACACGCCTCTTTCTTTGTAATAGGTTTCTCAGCAGCGAGTAGTTCTATTACTTTGTTTATGTTTGCTTCTGAGAGTTTTTCTTCTCTTTTCGTTCTAACTGCCATCTTTTAACTCCAAATGATAGTCATTTAATTCTTCTTCGTGCATTGCGCCTAATAAAATAATTGCATAATGAATAACTTTATATAAGTCTTTTTCATTTTTGCCGTCTTTCTTTCCAAAACGCTGTGCATATTTTATTATATTACCAATACAAAATCCCTCTCCATGTCCATTCTGAAATACTATCTCTGTAGTTTGAGTCTTTGCTTGAGCATAGTGTTGATTATATGTATTGTCTATGTACTGTCGTAATCTTGACAATATTAAATCTTCGTTAAATTTATACACGAGTTATCCTTTTTTCATAGTCGGCATAATCCTCATTCCACCAATGTGGTTTTTCTCGGTGTGACCAAGAGGCAAAGGTTGCCTTATCTAAATGGTAATAATCTCTGTAGCTTTGTACAGGATTATCGTAATCTCTAAGCTCCTCTGGCATTGCCAATCCGAACTTAGTAAATCCTACTCTTTTAAGATGAACTGGCTCAGGTAGTTTGTTTACTACTTCTTCTACAGATTTGTGAAGTTTGCCATATCTATAGTAGTATTCATCATTCAATGCATTTGCATAACAATGAACCCACTCATGGTTGTCCAATGACTCCCTTGCCCAGATTGTGCAGGGATGATTGTACATCATTGGAAGGTAGGGGAAGGGTCGCTCCTCAAGTGGTAAATGCTTAATTTCAGCTTTCACTTTGTTCAGAACTTCTCGTTCGTCTGCATTTAGCGCACGAGGAACATACCCTAGAAACTTGTCAATATAGATTGTTGTGCAAAGAATCTGGGCAGCTTCCAGTGGCATCTTAACAATATGTTTGTCAACATGATACTGTGCTGCCTTATCGAGATCCTCGTCTAAGTAAAATAAATTCATACTTTACTTCCAACATTTATAAATGCCACAAAGACCATCTGCATTTTCTGTAGTTTTACAGTAGGGGCAGACCTTGTCTTTCTTGGCTGGTTTGATTTTTTTAATGTCTTTAAACTTTTTCATAACATATATTATACAAAATTTATGAGGAAAAGTCAAGAATTAAATTTTACTAATCTTTTGAGTTTGGTGTTGATTTGCTTGTTCCAGCATATAGACCAAACCAAGCGGCACCAGCACCCACGATTATACTAATAAGTCCTGATTGCTCGAGTGAGGGTTCTGGTAAATCCATAAACCACATAGTCGCATAGTAAAGTAAGAAGATGTAAACACTAAGAAAAGCTCGGGGAAATATCCTCCAGCTATCTACTGCGGCGGCTAAGTGCATCCACTTTTGCCACGGATTTACTTTATCTTCATTTTCTAGTATAAAGATTTTTTGTTTCAGGTCATTGTTTTCCTGAATCATTTCCATAAACTTAGATAAGTCTATTTCTACTTCATTGCGATCCATATCCCCACTAAAATGTCCACTAGGCATGTTCATATCTTATCCTTAGCTATTCTTAGCGTCTTGTTTCGCTTTACCAACATTGATAGCAAACCAGTCAAGAATTTTATATAATTTCCCAACTAACTTATCATCTGCTGGAGTAGGCGTTAACGCTGCTATGATTGAAGCACCCATGACTAACCATGGTATAACTTGAATCCATCCTATAACCCATTGTAAGAATCCTAACATTCTTCTCTCCTAATCCTCTTACGAGGCTCAGCCTTGTTTCAAGGCATATTCTATAGCTTTCAACCATACTTCATCATCAGCGATAATACAGTCGATAGCTTCATAACCTAATTCTTTTGCAGCTAAAAGGTATTCACACCCTCTCATGCAAATAAAAGGTTCTTTAATGTAGGGCTGATCGCCGTCCATTGTTAGGTCCTTGTGATTAGAAACTAACAATAGAAGTGGATCTCGCAATCCTACAAGTGCAACTCCATCTGCAAGAAATTCTTCCTCAGTTTCATTTGCACATTTGATCTTGTCCAGTTGAACTGGAATTGGTTCATACTCTGCTTCTTCTAAGTAGTTTCTTACAAGATAA